GTCAGACAGCACCATCCGCGCCGACGTGGCACGCAGCCAGGAACAGATGACGCAATTCCTGGCGGGCACTGCTCAATATGCGCAGTCGATGGCCTCGGTGCTGCAACTCGCGCCTGGAGCAACCGGCGCGGTCGTCGAGATTTACGCGGCGTTTGCCCGGCACTTTAAGCTAGGCAAGTCGGCCGAGGATGCGTTGGAAAAGCTGGTTCAGGCCGCACAGCAGCCACAAGAGCCGCAGCCCAGCCCCGAGGAACAGAAGGCGCAAGCCGAATTGCAGCGGATGCAAGCCGAGATGCAAATGAAGGGGCAGCAGGCCCAGGCGGACATGGCCATCGCACAGCAGAAGGCCCAGCTCGAGCTACAGATGGCGCAGATCAAAGCGCAGATGCTTCAACTTGAGTTCCAGACCAAGCAGCAGCTTGCCGGCCTCGAAATCCAGAAGGCGCAAGCGGACATCGCACTTAAGCGCGAGTCGATGGAAATGGACCGCGAAGCCAAGATATTCGACATGCAGTCGCGTCAACAGATGAGCGAAATCGACATCGAGGCGCGTCGTCGAAAGGCCGACGCGCCGATAGCCGGGGCAGCCGAATAACATGCCGACATACGTTTGGCGCAACGACCGCTTCATTGACAAGCGGACGGGCGAGCCCATGCCTGTGCGCGATGATAACGCGATCTGCAAGCCGTATATCTGTTCCGACATCAAGGAATACATCTCCCCCGTCACGGGCCTGCCGATCACGTCACGGTCGCATCGCCGTGAGGATTTGAAGCGGCACGATTGCATCGAAGTCGATCCGCCAAAGAAGCCGCGCGCGCTGACCAATCCGAGGTTCGCGGCGAAGCATCGCCTGCCGTTTGGGGATGAGGCGAAAGAAGCCGCAGCCAACAAGGCCAAGCGGGATGCGCAGAAGATTAAGGAGCGTCTGAATGGCACTTGATGTGGGCGGCGACACGGCACTAGCAGAAGCACCGGCACCCGTTGCCGATATTGCGCCGCCCGACGCTCCAAAGACCGAAGCCCCGGCCGACAATGCCGAAGCGGCCGAGAATGCGTGGCATGATGACTTGCGCAAGGTGTTCCGCAACGCCCAACGTGTGCGCGACGACAGCGGCAAGTTCGTTGCCAAGGATGGCAAGCCGGCCGAGGCTAACGCGGCAGAGCCGCCGGAAGCATCGGAGGTCGCGGCGGAACCCGTCGAGAAGCCGGTTGCGCCGGCTGTGCCTGCCGTTGAAGTGCCGCGCACATGGCAAGGCTTCGCAGACAAGTTCGCGGCGCTGCCGCCTGACGTGCAGAAGCTCGTTGTCGAGCGTGAAGGCGAATTGCAGGAGGTCAGGACGACAGCCGGCCGGCTGGTGCAGGAATATACGCCGATCCGCGACACGCTGGCCAAGCACGCCGACTATTTGAACCGCCTCGGCCAGCCGCTCCAGCAGTATCTCGACAACGTCATTGCCACGTCGCGGCAACTCGACAGCGGCAACGCGGCGGCGGTGATCCAGCAGCTTGCCAAGGCGTACAACGTCGATTTGTTCGAGATCGCGGACCCGCTGGCGCCGAAAGCTGACCCGAACGTCGCGGCGCTGCAAGCAGAGGTTCAAGAACTTCGCGCGCATATCGAGCAGCAGAAAAAGGATGCGCAGGAAGCGCAGCGCCAGCAGCAGGAAGCGCAGCGCAATCAAGTTGTCTCTGTAGTCGACGAGTTTCTAAGCAAGACCCCCGACGCAGCCGGCCATGAAGCGGAACTGGAAATCCAGCTTTCTGCCATCCGTCGCGCCGCTCCAAATCTCGCACCGAAAGACATGCTCTCAAAAGCTTGGGAGAACGTTGTCTGGGCCAACGAGAAGCTGAGAGCCGCCCGCCTGGATGCGGACCGCAAAGCGCAAGCAGAGGCAGCCCAGAAGGCCGCCCGCCAAGCGCAACAGGCTGCCAGCGTCAATGTGCGCGGCGCTCCCCGTTCCGCCAACAGCGAGGACATGGACGCCGATCTTCGCGCCGTTTGGCGCAAAAACCATCGATAAGGATTGACCGGCTATGGCAAGCCCCAACTCGACGTTCACCGAAATGGTGACGACCACCATGCGCCATCACAAGCGCAAGGTCGTCGACAACGTGACCAAGAACAACGGATTGCTCACGCTTCTCAAGGAGCGCGGCAACATCAAAACCGACGCCAGCGGCGGCTATGAGATCGCCATTCCGCTGAGCCACACCGAAAACGCGACGTATCAGCGTTATTCGGGCTACGACACGCTCAACATCAACGCCTCGGACTCGCTGTCGGCGGCCAAGTACGACTGGATGCAAGTGGCGCTTCACGTCACCGCGTCTGGTCGTGAAATCCGCATGAACAACTCCGAAGAGCGGATGATCAATCTGGTCAAGGCGCGCACTGACGTAGCGTTCGCGACTGCGGCCAACAACATGAGCATCGACCTGTATTCGGACGGCGCTCTCACAAACCAGATCGGCGGCCTCAAGCATATCATTCAGTCGGCCGGCACCGGTACGGTGGGGGGCATCAACTCCAGCACTTACACGTTCTGGAAGAACAAGTTCTCCGAAATCGCGGCCGGCGGCGGCACCACTGTAACGTTCGCCAACCTCAAGGCGGCGATGAACGCACAATGGCTCCTGCAGACCAGAGGCCAGGACAAGCCCGACCTGCTGGTGTCGACGCATGACCTGTTTGCCATCTATGAGTCAGGCTTGCAGGACAATCAGCGCTATGCCGACGCCAAGCTCGGCTCGCTGGGCTTCGAGAGCCTCAAGTACAAGTCGGCGTCGATCATCTTCGACGACAACACCAACTTCGGCACCACAGACGAATTGGTCTACTTCCTCAACACCAAGTACCTGTACTTGATGGAGCACCCCGACGCGCGGTGGACCGAGGACGACGAAAAGGTGCCGATCAACCAGGACGCCGTCGTCGTGCCCATCTACTGGATGGGACAGCTGTGCTGCTCGAATCGGTCCCTGCAGGGCCGCATCCACGATCTGGCCTAATAGGAGACACCAATGGGATATGTAGCAGGCGCCAACCTTTCGGCCACCGTCACGTCGACGACAGACGGCACCGGGCACAAGCTCGGCGCACAGATGACGGACAACAGCGGCAATGAATACGTGTATGTCCAGGCGGATGGTGCGATCACCGCCGGCCATTGCGTAGCCGTTGACGAGAACTTTCAGGCCAAGTCGATCACGTCGCAGCTCGCCACGGAGGGGCACGCAATCGGATTCGCTCAGATCGCGTTTGCGGATAACGAATACGGATGGGTCTGCACTCGCGGACAGTCCGGCATTCGTGCGCTGCTGAACGCGAGCTGCAAGAAAGACGATGTGCTCTACACAACGGACACGGCGGGCATTCTCGACGATGCTTCGGCGTCTCAGAAGCGCATTTCCGGCGTCGTCGCGGTCACGTCGGCTACGACCACGAATGAACTGGTGTCGATCATCGCCACCTTCCCGCGCGGCGTGATCACTTGATCCCGATCGCGCAAGCCTGGCGCTCGAAGTGCAACACTTCGGGCGATCAGCGCATGGACAACATATGGTCGGCGCTCCAAAGGCGACTGCCGGCCGTACAGTGGCAAGGCCCGCATCGGCGGGAAGCGGTCATCGTCGCCGGTGGCCCTTCCCTGTCGGGGCAGCTTGACGAAGTGCGCCGGCTCAAACAAGCCGGTGCATTCGTCATGGCCGTCAACGGCGCCCATGATTACCTGTTCCGGCAGGACATCGCGCCGGATGGTATGATCATGATCGACGCCCTGCCGCGCAAAATCACGTTGGTGCAAAACCCGCGTGACGGCGTGGTCTATTACATTGGCTCGCAATGCGACCCGTCGATATTCGACGCGCTGGCCGAACATGAAGTGATGATCTGGCACCCGCTGAGCGGCGACATGCCGGTCGAGCAGATCGTTGGCGATACGGCGCCTTGCATCGGCGGCGGTGAAACGGCAGGGCTGCGCGCCATCAATCTGATGATCGTTCTGGGGTATCGGTCGTTCCACCTGTTCGGGTTCGACAGTTCGTTCTCAGATGAACAGGCGCACGCATACGAGCAGGAACGCGGGCGCAATGGCGTCCTGCCGAAGCGCGTTGAAATCCACTGCGGCGGCCGTACGTTCCAGTCAGAGCGCTGGATGGCCACGCAGGTTGATCACTTCCTTGAGTTCCTGGCCGCGAACGGTCGCGGTCTCAACGTCACTTTGTACGGTGACGGCCTTTTGCAACATGCCGTTGAAACATGGCTCAACAGGAGTGCCGAATGTCATCCATCCGCGTGATCAAGTTCTGGACCGAGTACAAGCTGAAAGATGGCCAGATGGTCGGCGTCGACATGGTCGAATATTGCGGCGTTGGCCGGGCGCAGAACGCCACGAATATCGAGGTTGTGTCCCGGCTCGGCCGCGTCAATCCTGCGGCGGCTGTCGACAATCCAGCCGCCAAGATGGCCGTTGACCGCTGGGCAGCAATTGAGCCGGCCTATCACGCCTGGAAATCCGGCCAGGAAGTGCCATTGAACGGCACCCCGCTAGCGGCTTGGAGCGGCGTTACGCCAGAGCAAGCCGACGTTCTCAAGCGGAGCCAGATTCGCACGCTGGAAGAGCTTTCCGACGCAAGCGAGCTTGTCATTACGCAAGTTCCGCTGCCGGGAATGCGGGCACTGCGCGACATGGCCAGGCTGTTCCTGGCGTCGACGGAAAAAACGGCCGTGGTCGACGATCTGCGGCGCAAGGATGAGCAGATCGCCGTCCTCAATGAGCAGATGGAGGAACTGCGCCAGATCATTCTTGCACAGGCCGAGAAGGAACAGGAGCAGCGCCCGCGTCGTGGCCGGCCGCCGAAGGCCGACGTTGACGCACACACCGAGCAGGCGCCCTGATGTCGCTGCTGACCATTGTTCAGGACGCGGCTGACAGAATAGGCGTAGTGCGGCCGACGTCCGTCATTGGTTCGTCAGATCATCAGGTGAGAAACCTGCTCGCGCTGGCGCAACAGGAAGGCAAGGAACTGGCGCGGCGCTATTCGTGGCAAGTGCTGACGAAGGAAAAGACGTTTACGACGGTGGCCGCCGAAACGCAGACCAGCGCCGTTGCGTCCGATTTCGACCGCATCATCCCCGGCACGTTCTACAATCGCACACAAGCCCGCCTTGTGACGGGGCCGCTGACGGCGCAAGAATATGCGGACTACAAAGGCCGGCTCACGTCGCTGGTCTACGAGGCGTTCCGCATTCGCGGCGGGTCGATTCTGATCCTGCCGACGCCAGCCGCCAACGAGACGATGGCTTATGAATACGTGTCGAAATGGTGGGCCGGCGTAGCGGCCGACACCGCGCCGACGCTGGCCGCGTTTGCTGCTGACACGGATCAGACGTTCCTCGATGAAGAAGCCATGACGCTTGGCGTCGTGTGGCGGTTTCTGCGCAGTCGCGGGCTGGATTATGGCGAGGCGTTCGCCGCTTACGAGCGGCATGTGGCGCAGCTGTCCGGCCGCGATGGCGGAACCCGCACGCTACACATGGGCTCGCGTTCTGATCGGCGTGTGCCGCGTGCGCCTCAAGTGCCAGACGGAAACTGGGATTTGTGATGCTGCTAGAACGCGCTCCGCAAGGCTTCAACAAGCGCCGCGCTCGGGTCGTCAGACCGACGACGATCCCGGCGCCGGTCGAAGGCTGGGACGCATCTTCGGCGCTGGCCGTTATGAAGTCGTCGCGGGCGGTGCAGCTCAAGAACTGGTTCCCTCAACCGGGATGGGTCGAGGTCCGCAAGGGGTATCAGTATCATTCATGGGACATTGGTGCGTCTCCTAAAACCGTGTCCGCCATCGACACGGGAACGGAAACGCTCACATCTAACTCGCACGGGTTCACGGACGGCCAGGAGGTCAAGGTCTACGCCACGACGACCATCCCAGGCGGGTTGTCGGACAACCGAACCTATTTTGTGATCAGCGCGGCAACCAACACGTTCCAGCTTTCAACTACGTCGGGCGGGTCTGCTGTCGACATCACGTCGGCCGGGTCGGGTACAATCTATGTGTGGCGCCTGACCGATCCCGACGTTGAAACGCTGATGACGTGGCACGGGCCGGCGTCGTCCAAGATGTTCGCGGCGGCGGGCGGTGCGATTTGGGACGTTACTTCCAACGCCAAGGCGGTGCCGTCGTCGGTCGGGGGTTACGCGAACAACCGCTGGCAGTGGACGATGATGACGACCAGCGGCGGTACCTATCTATGGTGTGCTAACGGGGCCGATGCGGCCATCCACTACAACGGCACGACCTGGGCCGCGCCGGCTCTGACCGGCGTGACGGCGACGGACATCATCGGTGTCAACGCGCACAAAAAGCGCATGTGGTTTGTCGTCAAGGATAGCTCGAAGGCTTACTATCTCGGCACCGAGGCCGTGGCTGGTGCTGCGACGGCGTTCGAGCTTGGGTCACTGTGGACACGCGGCGGCTATCTGATGGCCATGGCCACATGGACGCGCGACGGCGGGTCTGGTGCCGATGACTATGCGGTGTTCGTGTCGTCGCGTGGTCAGGTCGCGGTCTATCAGGGAACGGACCCGTCATCGGCCAACACATGGGCGCTGGTCGGCGTGTTCGATTGCCCCGCACCTATTGGCCGGCGCTGTTTTACGAAGTTCGGCGGCGATCTGCTGTTGATCACGGTCGAAGGCGTTTACCCGCTGTCGCAGTTGCTTTCCGTCGATCAAAGCCAGAGCAGCCGGGTCGCGATCACAGATCGCATTTCCTCGGCCATGACGACGGCGGCGCAGTCCTACGGATCGAATTGGGGCTGGGAGGCGTGTGTTTACCCCAAGGGCACGCGGCTTATTCTCAACATCCCGACCAGCGAGAACGCGACGGCGATTCAGTACGTGATGAACACGCTGACCGGCGCATGGTGCGAGTTCGACGGGATGAACGCGCAAAGCTGGGTGGTTTACAACGACGTGCTCTACTTCGGCGGCGCGGCGGGTTCGGTATTCAAGGCCGATACGGGGTCGGCAGATGTGGACGATGCCATAACGGCGGTGGGGCAGACGGCTTATTCGCCGTTCGGATCGCCCGGCACGCTCAAGCGGTTTTCGATGATACGGCCGCTGATCACGACCAGCGGCACGCTGCGCCCGTCGATTGGCGTATCGACAGACTTTCAGGAAACGTCGAGCCTGTCGACGCTGACCGCTGCCGAAGTGTCGGGCGGTGCCGTTTGGGACACATCCAAATGGGACCAAGCGACATGGGGCGGCGATGATGTGGAAATAAACGACTGGGCCAACACCATCGCTATGGGGGCCTATGCGTCCATAAAATTCCAGGCGCAGACGGGCGCAGTGTCTGGCGGGTCGTTGTGGGGCGTGTCGTTCTGGGGCGTTGATCTGTGGGGTTCGCAAGGCACGACGACGCAAACGATGCGCATCAACGGTTTCGTCGCGCTGGCCGAGGCTGGCGGGTATATCTGATGCAGCTGATCGACGGCCAGGACGCGGTCGTTGCAGACTGGCTAGCCGTGAAGTTCGGCGCGTTCCTGTTGCAAAGCCCTAATGTCGTGTGGGGCGTGATCGACAAGGCGGGCGTGTTGCGTGGCGCGTTCGTGGTGACGTGGCGCTGCGACACGACGGCCGAGCTTCATGTGTTCGGCGTGCGCTCCAAGGACACGACCTGCGAGATGTTCCGTCGCGTGTTCGACGAGCTTGGCGTCTGGCGGCTCGAGGTTCGCACGTCGAAGCGTAACCGCGCGATAAAGCGCGCCGCGCCCAAGTATGGGTTCCGGTTCCAAGGCGTTGAGCGGGACTACTACGGTCCCGGCGAGGATGCGCTTGTGTATTTCATGCGTCCCACCGAATGCAGATGGATCAAGCCCCATGTCGTCGATGTTCAAGACCCCCAAGGCGCCGACGCCAATGGACGTTGGAGCGGTGGCAGGTCAGCAGAATGCGCAGAACCGCTCTAATGCGTTTCAGCAGGCGGCTTTTAACCGGATCAACCAGACCGGGCCGTTCGGGTCTGTCAGCTATCGGCAGTCGGGAACCGATGCGCAAGGAAATCCAATCTTTGAGCAGACGACGGCGCTGAACCCTGATGAGCTGGCCTATCGTGACGACGTGCGCGGGGCGTCGTTCGGGGGCTATCAAGGCGGCCTTGGCGCTCTCAATCAGCAGGTGGGCCAAGCGCGCTCTACCCCGTATTCAGCGGCCAACTATGACGGCCTGCAAAGCTTTCTGCCGGGTTCCGGCCGTAGCTACGCGAGCAACGCGCCGGCCAGCCTGCAAGGGTTCCTGAACAACCAGCAGACGCCATTGCAGCGCGTCAGTTCAGACCCGGAGGGGCTGCTAGCGTCAGGCGCAAGCCGATTGGGCGAGTATGGCGCCAATTCCA